TGGGAATAAAGGTGGATTGCGGCTATTTTGTTTAACTCAGCTATCATAACTCGCTGGATCTTATTAATGGTTCTAGAAAATCTAATATCTTCTTGGGCTAGTGTAGCTTTTGAAGATAGAGCCTCATCGTAACCCAAATACGCCTTTGGGATCTTTAATGCAGCAAAAAGTTTTTTCTGGATGTATTCAACATCTTCGATGGCTGTTGTGTTCTGGCCGCCTGCAAGCGTATCAATCTTTGTTCCGGATTCGCCGCCGCGGACTGGTATAAAATAATCTTCATCAACAGAAAGTGGATTGTATCTCAAATCAACGCGACCTGTAGTTTTGTCTACAACTTGGGCGCTTTTGAGGGCAGACTTAGCTTGCTCCATATAGTTTGGTATCTCTTCGGGTGGGACATTACCGACATCAATATAGAAGAGTCGACGCTCAGGAGATCTAACAACCCTATATACAAGCATAGCATCCTCAATGAGTATCAGTTGACGCCAAACTCTTCTTGCAGGCTCAATAACAGAAGAACCATAAGGAAGGAAAGCATCATTTCCCAAAAGTCTAAAGTGAGCTACTTGCCAGTTTTCTAAAACCTTGTTTCCCTGAGTTACCCATCTAAATCTAACAGCCATAGGATCTTCTGGATCATACCCTTCTTCTCTTTCAATCTCATTTACCGGGATCGGAAAAGCATTTTGAATACCGTATTCTGGCGAAACGTCTAGAAATAAGAAAAAGTCTCCGTATTTACAAAGATTTCTTGTCCACGGACTTAAGTTAAATTCAACATTAAGCATTTCATAAAATAAATCCTCAAGCGTGTTTTTAATCTTTGGATTATTAGAGTAAACGTGAAGTGACCGACCTTTTTCATCGGTTGCAACTGTTTCGTCAGAGTAGATATCGAGCGCTGATGATATCTCGGGAGTGTGCTCCATTTCTGAGAAGTCTGCATATCTACTCATTCTATCATACATGCCGTATGCACTAATTGCATTAGTGAAGGCGCTGTTTTGAGACTTCTTAAAAAGGTCTATTGTTGAGGTAGTTACCGTAGGCTTGAAGCCTCTAACTTTGCGCTTAACGATAGGCCCCGACCTAAAAAGTCGTGTTAGCCTGCTAAAAAGATTTTCATTGGGATTAGCCATGTCTGCTCTCGTAGTGATTAAACATACATATCATTATTATATGTCGCAGTCACTGTAGGTAAATCATTTATTCAGCCAGTCAAAATTAGTATTAGGCATCTTAGGATTGTTATTCCTAATTTTTTGATAATCGTCTTCTTTGACAGGTGTGAACGGGTTAATAGAAGTCATAGGTGTTCCAGATGACATTTTAGGCTNCTCATAAGTCCTGTTTGTCACTGACATTCCTTGGAGCATACCTTTGTTTAGGACATCTGCGCCCTTGCTGTAGTTTCCACCTGCATCATAGAGCCAAATGCCGATTGCAAGTGCCATTACAAGGTCATCATTTGCACTTTTTTGAGCCTGTGCCTTGTGTCCCTTCCAGATAAATGTCTTCAATTCATCATACAAGCGACTAGAATATATTCTTATTCCTCGATTTCTTATTACTTCTTCGAGTTTTGAAAGTATTTGTATTCTTGATTTTCCCTGCGTGCTAAAACCCGGAATTTTACTGTCTTGATTAGGGGAATAGCTGCCTATTAAAAAGCCCTTACTTGTCTCATAGTAAAGATTAGGATATCCCAGCTCTTTTAGCTTTGTTACAGTTGCGTAACCAAATGTATTATTTTCCGGGCAAACGAGGGCATTATAATATTTTTTCCCAATCCAGTCTAGAAGTTCTCCAAATCTATCGGGAGGTATTTTTCCTTTATACTCTGCAACAACTTCATCGGTGTTAGTATCAATGACATGAAAAGTTGAGTAGTCCTTTGCATCGCCTCGAGAAACATCTGCAGATATTATATACTTGTGCGAAGACATAGGGTATTGCCACACCCAAATATTGTTGTCATCTCCCCACCTATCCTGCGGGTCTCTGACCATGTCTCTGATCCACTCTAGATTTTCTGATTGTAGAAAGGTTTCTCCTGAGGCAACGAAATCACATAGAAGCTCCTGGGCGATTTGTCGCTTGGACATATTTTTAGTCTCTGTGGCAAACCAGTCTTCACCTCTTTCTGGGTGAACATCCCATGGGAATTTAATCGGATTAAATTCGTTTTCCCCTAGCATTGCATCTGTATAAAGCTTATGGTATTGACCACCCACACCGTTAGGCGTCGATAATATAATAGCTTCGCCTCCAGTAGACAGCGTAGGATATAAACCCATCCAAAGAGTATCAAAGTTTTTAACAAAGGCTGCCTCATCAACAATCAAAAGAGAAAGTGCTTCAGATCGTCCGGCATCATCAGAGGTAGGAACTGCCTTTATAATCGACCCATTATTAAACTCTATAGTTTGTCGATTGTCCGCGACGACTTGTGGGAGAACCAGCCACGGCGGAAGAGACCTAAGCATAGTTTTTACTTTGCGAATAAAGTTGACTGCGACTGAAAGTTTGGTCGCGATGACCAGAATGTTCTTATCTTTCTGGAATATTCCCATCCATAAAGCATACGCTGCAACTAGAGTAGAAAGACCTAGCTGCCTTGACTTTAAGACTACGTTAAATCTATTTTCCTTAAATTCAGTAAGGGAATCTTCCTGAAAAGGATAGAGGCTAAACTTTATCATCCCGCTTTTAGGGTGCTGGATGCTTACATATTTTTTCATGAAATAGCCGGGGTCTTTGCCCGACTTTACAATCTCTGCAATTTGCTTTTTTTTATTAACTGCAACCATAGGAATGCTACGAAATGCTATATACTGTATTTCGCCTGTAGTATGCTCGCTTAACTGGGCTGTATTGATTGAGGCCAATCAACTCGATACTATCAACGCTAGACTCTTCTTTAAGACGAAGTGCTTCATCGGCGGATTCTTTATAAGCCTTCTTTGCTTTGACGACAAAATCAGAAATAATCTTAATGGATTCCTCAGCAAGACGTCGTTCGAAGCTTGGATCAGGATTAACAGGCATGTTTACGATAGTGATATATGCCACTTTAAGCTGGTCCCCCTCTATGATCTTACCGGTGACTGCTCGACCATTGAAGGTGTCGTAAGCTTTCGTCCCAGAATCCGTAGACCCTTCGCCAAAAGTTGAATTTAAGACTTGACCAAGTTTATTTACTTTCTCAAATGACAGCATCAGATACTCCTCGACATCATTAAATATGTATCACGCTATAGATCAAACGTGATTTTGGGAATTATTTTTGACCTGATTTCTACTTCTTCTTTTACATCAGATCTTTTAGGTCGCCATCCCGTGGACCATTTATTACGATTAGGTTCTGCCCATTTTAGGCTGCAGTCGAAACATGCCTTATACTTCCTATAATAAAAAGCGTCACTAGCATTTTTCATGAGTAAGTTACATACAGGACATTCAATGGGCACGAAGCTGTCCTCAACAGAATTATCAAACACCACGAATCCGTGCCTATGTTCTTTGATTTTATTCATAATTTATTTTAGAGTTCTTCTTGGATGTTGTTATTTCCAAGATATTGTCGACGGCATCCTTCACTGAATCTACGTGTGTGATTACAAGAATGTTCTTAAACCACTTCTTAAGTGAGGACAAAAGCCGGTTGCAGGCTTCAACATTAGTCTCGTCTAAAGATCCAAACCCCTCATCTATTATCAGCATATTTGTCTTTGGCAAAGAGCAGATATTCAGAAGAGCGACGCGAATAGCAAGAGAAGATATCATTTTTTCCATTCCAGATGCTAGTTCTATAATTCTTCTACTATCTCCATAGTCAATGTAAATTTCAGTAGAATTAGTTTCGGAATCAGTTTCTAGACTTACAGTAAAATTAGTAACCCCTGCGAGAATTTTAGATATTTCTTGATTAATAGTAGGTAGCTGCGATTCTATGATCTTTGCAGGAATACCCTTCTTGGACCAGGACCGTAAAAGAAAATCGTAATTTTCCCACTTCTTTCGAAGCTTCTGGTATTCATTTTTTTCAGTTCTCAGTTTCTTGATCTGGCTATTTGCGTTTCCTTTTAATTCAGCAGAAGACATCTTCTTGGCGTCCAGCGCTTGAATTTTTTCAACTATTTCAGATAACTTGTTTTTAAGGCGAATTACCACCTCGGAAACATCAGATGTCCCAGACTTCTCTATCATCTCATCTAAAAGCTTGTTTTCAGCATCAAAAGATTCTTTAGCTACCCTTAAGTCTCTGTAAATTTTATCTTTGTTGCTTTTCTTCTGCGTCACATAGACTGCATTCTCTGATAATTTTAGCGTCAGCTTATTATGCTTGTCAATCTTCTCTTTTAGATTTTGATCTTGAAGCTTCTTTGTGGTTCGGTGGATGGCTCGAATCTCTGACGATTGTTCATCCACAGCCTCCTTGTGCTTTGTAATTAGTCTATTATGCTTATTGGATTTTTTGACATACTGGCAACTTGGCTTATGATCAAAGCAGTCACAAGGTTCAAGTTTTTTAGCTAGCTTTCTTGCGCCGGACAAAATCTGTTTCTCAAGTTCGCGAGCATGTTCCAGGGACGTCAAGGAACGCTCAAGATCCTGTAAGTTCTCATACTCTTCTCTAATCTCAGATATTGGAAATTGCTTTTTAACGTCCAAGATCTTGGCAGCAATAGCATTTAAGTTACTAAGCTCTTCTGTGCATTTTTCAAATTTTTCTTCTAGGATTACTCTTTTTTCACCAAGGTCTTTGACAATCTGGCTTTGTTTTTTCACATCAGATTCAGTAATTAAATCCGCTTCACTAAAGTTGGCAAGCTCAATTTGAATTCGTCGCTGGTCATCCCTTAGAGTAACTAGCTTTTCTTCGAGCCCTTGAATTAAATTATTGTATTCGGTTTTTTTCTGCTGGAGAACTACGATTGACGTGCTCCAGTCTCTTTCAGGATAGCTACTTAGCTTTCCTCTTATTTCTGCGGCTTCTTCTTTTAGAAATCCTGACATTGTATCAAACATGTCAAGATCTAAAAAGCGCGACAGAACTTTTTTTCGTGCTGATGATCCCTGGTTTAGGAATTCGTTCATATTGCCTTGCGTTGCTAAAGAAGTTAGAAGAAAATCTTCGGAATTCCCCAGCATAGATCGAATTGCTTTCTCAGTTTGAGTTCGTTGCTCTCCGTTAAGATCCTGACTTGTATTTCCGAGCGGGTCGACCTTGTAAAAATTCAAAGATGTTATGGCAGACTCCTTGCCCCACTTGTCTTCTTTCTTGACAGATTGTCGCTCGATCATGTAGTCTTCTGACCCTATGCCTATTTTTACTTTTGCGAGGCAATGTCCTTTTCTAGAGTTTATTATGTGCAAGTTCTTTATGGCGCCTCGGTCAGTAGAATTAAACAGCGCGTATACAATAGTTCCGACTATTGAAGATTTTCCAGACCTATTGGGGCCTAAAATACCAGTTATCCCAGAAAGATTTTTAAAATTAATTTTATTACCTTTGCCGTATGAGAAAACGTTATCAAATTCCAGCTCTTTAATTTCCCACTTTCGATTTCTGGATGCGGGCGCTGACCTTGCAATCCTATTTACGCACTTAATTACCAGATCTTCAACTTCCTGCCATTGCTTTTCGTCAAATCTTTCTTCTCCATTGTATGACTTCAGGAGATCCATTTGAGTCTTTGTATCGCGAAGGTCTTCGCGGGCAAGTTGGGAAGTGTCCCCATCTATTTCACTTTTATCACTAAAGGTTTCAAACTTCCATACAACTTCCTTAGCTTGTTTTTGCTCTTTAAGTTCGGTATGAATCTGCTTGATTTCAATTTGCGGGATAGTTTCAGAAGTCCTTATTCTAAATCTAGATCCGGAAGGTTGTTTTTGCGCTTCTTTTAAAGTAGATTGGACGGAACCCTTCCAGTCTACAGTTACAAACGGGTGAGGATTTGGGAGTGGATGAAAATTAACATCAAAGTCATCTCGGGAACGAATATCCCAGACCAAAAAACCCTTGTCGATATCTTCGCCGTAATTTCCTTGCGAAGTAGAGCCTGGGTATGCAACTCTTTTATCAGGCGTCAAAAAC